TCTAAATGACCTATATGTAAAATATCAAATACTCCATTAGTAAAAATAACTCCTTTTTGTAAATCATTTAAAGTAACAGGAACAACACCACGTTGTTCTACATTTCTAGCTGATGCCATACACGCCAATTTACAACATTCAAATATATTAATATCTTTGGATATACCATAAGCTAATACACTTAAAAATGTATCTCCTGCGCCTGTAACATCAGCAACATCTTTTGCTTTTTCTTTTAATAATTGATATTCACCTGTAGTAGATAATACATGAGCACCATTACTACCATCTGTAACTATTAACCATGTCCATTGATGATCTCGCATAAATTTAAGAGCATCACTAATTGAAAATACACCATTCCATTCTTTGTATTCTTTCATATTAGGTTTAACAATATAGGCACCATCATAGGTATCTGCACTTTGTTTTGGATCTATTATTACATATTTTGTTTTTTCTAATAATTTAGATATTGTATCTTTTTTAATAACACCTTTACTATAATCACTAACAATTACTATATCATTTTCATTACAATCAACGGTAATTTCATTAGAATAGTTTTCTTCTTTATCTAATCTTAAAACGTGTTTACCACCTTGACCTATTATTCTTGTTTTAGTAGTTGTAATAGAATGGTTATAATTTAATTTAGGATGTATATCTTTATTCAAAAATAATTTTATTAATTTTTTACCTGCTTCATCTTGCCCTACTGCACCATATAATTCGCAAGGTACTTTTAAATTTGCAATATTAACTGCAACATTTCCAGCACCACCTATACTATATCTTTTATTATGTTCTTTTAAAACTAATACAGGACCTTCAGGTGAAACTCTGTTAGCTTGACCTTCTATCCATACATCTAGCATAATATCGCCTATTATTTTAATCATGTTATAAATTTAATCATTTTAAAAACTGTTTCTAATTTTGTTTGATTAGTTTTATTTTGTAGTGTTTTTCTTAATCCTTGGTGCAAAGGTTTAGGCCATCTACCAAAAGTTACCCAAGAATAACCATCATGTTCTTGATTTAATTTAGGTATAAATTCATTTTTAACTAAACAGAGATATGTGTGATATAAGAAATTTTCATCATTACTGATAAAAGTTTCCATAGGAATTGTTTTAATAATTTTTTGATCGCCTATTTCTTCTTTAATTTCTCTTTTCAAACCTTCCCACGCATTAGAATCAGTAGTAGTTGTTCCACCAACTAAACCCCATACGTGATTTTGTTTACTTTGTGTTCTATGTAATAATAAAAAACGTTGGGTGTCTAAAGTATAGAAAAGTGCTCCGCAACCAATTATTCTCTGGGTCATGTAAATAATTATCTTAAAGAGAGATGTTCCAGGTTCCTTTACGATATTCGCCTTCGAAACTTAATAACCAATTTATACCATCCCATTTATATTGAATACCTGTGTTGAGATTGGTAATATAGGTAGGTGAAAATGCTGTAGAATCGTCTAAATTATTAGCACTTGCATTAAAAATTATTGTCCAATCTGTTCCATTCCATTCTATAATATCATTAGCTTGAGCTATCAAGTCTCCTGCACCACCTTTCCATGCATCTGGTCCGTCTGTATTTTCTGTATCGCCTATAGGTCCTAATAACAATAATCTTTGACCTGCTACTTTTGTAGTTGATGGATTATAAGAAATAGGATCTATTACAAAATCTACTGTACCTCTTGCATCTGCATAGCCTTGAATAACGGAATCAGTAGGAATAGAATCCGTGTCCCAATTTATAATTAATTGATTTTCATTTAAAGTGTTTACTGCAAACGTTCCAGTAATTCTTGTACTAACATCTTTTCTATTCAGATATATTGTACTAATTCCTGCTTGGTAACTACCTGGTAATCTTTCTAATAAAGAATTCCAATTCACATTTCCAACAACACCTTTTTGTATTATTTGTGCAATATTATTCATTACAAGTATATCATATTGAATACCTGTAGTTCCTACAACACTATCAACATCTGCTTTGAAAGTTTCACTAGTATCAATTGTTCCATCTGCTGTTTTAACAATGTCTGCTTTAATACTTTTAGAATAATCGTCTTGATATGCTTGTAATTCAGGCATAGACTGACTAAGGTCAATGTTACCTGTTTTTTCATTATATATACTAGTAATAATTTGTGTTACTACTCCTAATTTTTTAACCTTAGTTGGAGGACTTATCCAAATAGGCGTTGTAAATCCTAAAGTAGCTACATCTATTTCACTCTCTGTTCCAGTTGGAATTGTTCTTCCACTAAAAATAACACTTGTTAAATCTACTACACTTAAACTAGTCCAATCAACATAATTGTCTGTAGTTTGTATTTCTAAACTTGGATTGAACAACATCATAACTTGTTCTAAAATTTGTAATTTTTGTTCTGTGTTTGTAGACCATATATCACAACTTACTCCTAATGTATAAGGTGTAGGCATTAAACGTTCTACTGTATAATTTTGTCCTTGTGTATTTAGGTATTCTTTTCCTGCTTCATCATATTGTCTTTCTCTTACATGAATTTTACTAATATAAGTAGCATCTGCTAATCTATCTCTAGCCATTTCTAAATTAGTAATGTATATTGCCATTCTTGGAGCTGATGGAATTTTATTTTCTGAATTATCTCTAATAATATGAGCAACTTGTCTAGTCATATCACCGTACATAACAGGTATTTGTCTTAAAACACCATCGCCATCTTTATAGCTAAAATTACTCATTAGTCTAATAATTTGAGTTATGTATCGTCTAATTTGTCCGTCGTAAAAAAATTGCATTATTTCTTCTCTGTTTTTTCTAGTTTAGATGGATAATTTTTTTTCACTGGCTCATAAAAAGTTCTAACTTTACCCATCCAATTTCGAGTAACTTTTTTAAGTCCTACTGCTTTTTCTGTACCAGGTATAGGTATTCCAAAAAATTCTTTAATTCTCATTAACCATCCGCCTTAGGTTTAAGTGCTTTAGATAAACTTTGTCTTTCAGTTACATCTTTTCCACCTATTGTATTAGTTGCTGTATTATTAACAAAACCAGTTTTCATAGTATTTCTTGTATCTGTATTTGTTAATGTCATACGTAATGAATCTTCCATTTTAACCCATCTAGCACCATCAAATCTAAATAATCTATTTGGTAAAAAGTCTGTTCTTAAATAATAGTCACCATTAATAGATCCTAATGGGAAAGTAATTCCATGACCAAACACTTCTCCGTTAGGTGCAAGTCCATCACCTATTAAGTATCCATCATATCCTTCTCTTTCAGGTGTTTGTTGTACTCTATCTGCTAATTCATTTTGTGTACTAGCATCTAGTGTATTTGTATCTGTTGTAACAAGTTCTGTTCTTCCTTGTTTATCTACTTGTAATGTATATAAATGGCTAGTTTCGTATCCGCTTTTTTTAGTATCTGCTTCTGCTTGAGCAACAACGGCAGTATTAATTTGCATTTCTGCTTCATAAGTGGATAATACATCTCTTAATGTTTGACTAGATCCTTCTTCTGCAGGTAAATCTAGTATACCTTTAAATTCTTGACTGTCTACTATTTGTTTTAATTTTACTCTATATAAATGAGGATACCACGATACACTAAATCCTTCTGCCGCCCTACTTATATCTTCTACTACATAGTATCTTTTTAACGCTAAATTAAAATCATTAAGAGCGTGTTCATCTTTAAGATGTGGTAATTCGAATACATCTCCTGGCATGACTTTTCTACCTAAAGTTTCTACAGATGTAGATATAGGAATAGTCATAAACAACGTATCATTTTGTAAAAATAATCCAAATTGACTCATATCAAAGTCAATATCTTGTACGTTGTAAATGCCTCTTAATTGATAAATGCTAGAATCATATTTTCTATCCCTATTTTCAAGGAATAACATATCTTGAATATTTGTTTCTTTAACAGCATCATACCTTGGTTGGCTAGATGTTGCGTCTGCTTCTTCAGGATTCTTAGGACCAAGGTATTTGTGTACAAATACGTCAGTACCTCCCACGGTAAACATCTCATTAACCGTCCTATCTAGAAACGCATAGTCATGACCCTTCTCTGGTTTATATAGACTTATTCTTGGCATATGTTATATTTATTCATAGGCAGGTACTTGATAAATATCTATAGAGAAGTATTATATGGCAGATTTAGCTACACAAAAACAGGAAATCTTTGACTACGTATACAATATGCTAGGTGGTGGCATGGTAGAAGTAGAGCTAGATCCACCACATTATGAAACAGCTTTACAAGATTCTCTTGATAGATTTAGACAAAGATCCGACAATTCAGTAGAAGAAAGCTATATGTTTCTCCCTACTGTAATAGACCAAAACGCATATACTTTAGGGCAAGAAGTAATAGAAGTTAAAAAGATATACAGACGATCAATTGGTTCTAGAACAGGCGGTGGAGACGGTGGTA